AACGATGTTGTCTATTTATAATATTCTTGAATTGCGTGGTGTTGTATATCACAAGATCTAGCTGTGTTGATGTTAGTTTGTGATTGATGAGAGCTGCTAATAAGCTACTTGGTTTATCATTCAAACCAATTCCTTTGAGGTATTTGATGTTATTGATGGCTGCTACCACAGGATTGGATGTGTCTATCGATGTTATACTTGGGTTGTTGATGTAATGTCTAAATTCCCTAGCCAACGAACAACCCAACAAGTGGTGTGGTTTGTTATGATTCCATATGTTGTTATATATCAACTCGTCTATAAACTTCTGTCTACCAGTACAGTATCTTAGCAATTTATTATCACCTTCACCAGTTATTTGATAATACGAATAGTCAAAGCTTATCGCGATCATATCAGCGTGATATGACATGTAACGATAACATTCAACTAGATCACGCCAGGTTTCTCCTTGCACTACACCCATCTTGATACCGGGTAAACGACAGGTATCCTTATCGTTGATCCAGTCGTTATATTTGCTCATGGTAGACTGGCTGTCTTCGAGAGTGTCAGGCACGATATACAGTGTTGGTTGTAGTTTTTTAATCCACTTTTTATACTTCTCTGTGTTGAATGATTCTCCAAGTTCGAATATACTGTTGTCGAGATATACTGTTCTACCTCGCCTCAAGCTTTCTACAAAAAAATCATAATACTTTTCACTATCTTCAAACAAATGAACCAAAGCATAATCATAGTCATTATACTCTCTAGATTCGTTCAATATACATATGGGACTTTCGTGGGATACTTCTATCATAACAACGTTTATTATAACAGCATATTACATAAAATCAATATCTTCAGTTGAGATGGTATAAGTATGAGTGATGCAGATAAAAATATACGACGACGTGGAAGATTTTGAAGTGGATACGATTTGCTTATCATCATATGATATTGATAATGATGAGGATCGAAATATCATCATGGAGACCATCCGTGATATAATATCCGGTTATGAAGATATTTCAGTCGATTAATAATTGCTGTTGTATAGTTTATAGAGTACTATAAATACTCTTAAATGAAGTCAGGTTACACACTATCGATCCAAACGCGGCAAGTGATTGAGTCTGCTGAAGAGCTGGCTAGGCATTACAACTCTACATACGTTACATCGCAGCATATTTTGTGTTGTTTACTTCGTGTACACGAACAAGATGTAGTCATTCAGATTTTACTAGATTACGGAATCGATGCGGTACAAATCGCTAACAGTATAGAGAGTGCCATGAAAAAGGTCGAATTTTCAACTCCACCAGATCAAGCTCAAAAGCCAGATGTGATGTATTCACCTAAGATCAAGGAGATAATCACAGCCAGTGCAGTTGAAGCGAGTCAAATGGGTACTAGACAAGTCGATTTAGTTCACTTGCTTCTCGGTATACTTTCAAAAGAAACTGGACTAGCATCATTGATGTTGAGTGAATGTAATGTCAGTGTTAGTGAGTTGAGATCCAAAGTCCGAGATTATGTGATGCCTCATGGTGATAGTTCATCTGATGATGTGTCAAGACGTCTGGATGATGAACCATCTAGCACTAGGTCTTTAGATAAATACTGCAAGGATTTGACAAAACAAGCTCGAGCTGGTAAACTACCTATCATAATAGGCAGAGAGCGTGAACTGGATCGAACGATACAAACACTCATGAGAAAAATGAAAAACAATCCAGTGATCTTAGGAGACCCGGGCATTGGTAAAACAGCTATAATAGAGAGTTTAGCTCAGCAAATAGCAGATGGTAATGTACCAAACTCTATGAAAAACAAGAAAATATTAAGCCTGGATCTACCGCTGATGTTGGCGGGTACAAAATACCGCGGTCAGTTCGAAGAGCGTTTGACTGATGTCTTGCACGAGATCAATGAAGATCCAGATGTTATCATATTTTTAGATGAGTTACACATGATGGTCGGAGCTGGTGGAGGAGAAAGCGCGATGGATGCTAGCAACATTTTGAAACCGGCTTTGAGTCGTGGTGAGCTCACAATGATAGGAGCTACTACAGTTGAAGAGTATAGAAAACATATCGAACCAGATGGTGCATTAGAGAGGAGATTTCAACCACTCTACGTGGATGAACCAACGATATCGCAAGTTAGAAACATCATGCTAGGAGTGAAAGTCTCGTACGAGAAATTTCATAACATATCTGTGGATGAAGATTGTATCGACATGATGATCAAACATTGTGAGAGGTATCTATCTGATAGATCATTTCCTGACAAGTCGATCGACTTGTTGGATGAGACGTGCTCCAAGATCAAACTGTCGTTGTTCAAGAAATACAAAACCAATCCGGAGTATATATACAATGCTCATGAAGCGGAGCAGATGAAAATCAAAATGGTCACATCTAAACAATTTGACAAAGCGATGGAGTATCGAGAACAAGAGAGAAAGTGGTTGAAGAAAATAGATGATAGAATCTCTACGTACGAGAAGAAACGTCATGAGACAATAGCTATGACAAAGCAAGACATAGATGAAGTGATATCTCGTATGACTGGTATACCGATATCAAGCATCAAAGCTGGTGACAATTCTAGATTGTTGAAATTGGAACGTAATCTCAAAAAGAATGTGATTGGTCAAGATGATGCCATTCAAGCCATAGTGAGTAGCATCAAAAGATCCAAGAGTGGTTTAAACAACCCGAATCGACCCATCGGTTCATTTTTATTTTTAGGCCCCACTGGTGTGGGTAAGACACACTTGACCAAGTGTTTGAGTGAAAGTCTATTCGACACAGAGGAGGCTATCATCCGAGTGGATATGAGTGAGATGATGGAAGGTCATAGCGTGAGCAAGCTGGTTGGTAGTCCTCCTGGTTATGTTGGTTTTGACGAGGGAGGTGGTCTGACCGAGCGCGTGAAAAGACAGCCATACAGTGTGGTGTTGTTTGATGAAATCGAGAAAGCTCACCCAGACGTGTTGAACATACTGTTACAGATATTAGACGAGGGTCACGTGACGGATAGCCACGGTAGAAACATCAATTTCAAGAACACTATAGTGGTTCTCACCTCGAACATTGGAGCTGACAAGATTGTGAAGGATACAAATGTAGGTTTCATGGCCAGCGACTCGTCAAATGATTATGACAAAACCATGAAAGAGGTGCATGCTCTACTTCGACCAGAGTTCATAAACAGACTGGATGAGATTGTGGTGTTCAACAGGCTTGATCGTGATCATTTGTTGAAAGTGAGTCGATTGATAGTCAAAGAGACACAAGAGCGTGTGTTGTTGAGCGATAGACAATTGAGTGTGTCAAGTGCGATATTCTCATATATTGTTGATCAAAACGAAGAGAAGCAATTTGGTGCGCGTGCGATCCGGAGATTGATCCGGAAAAAGATTGATGATATTGTATCAGATTTCATTTTGACTCACCCGGAGTGCGTTCATATGCAGCTCAAGCTGCAGAACAATCAACCAGTGGTGATTGAAAAGAAGGTACAAGAACCATGCCCAAGCGTTTAGATAGAAAAGTCTCACCAACATGTCAGGTGGATCGTGACTGGCTTGCCTATTGATCCAGCTTGCTCACGATGAATTTGAGCAACTCGCTTCTCATGATGTCTGCTTCAGTGAATTTGAAGCAATAGATGCCATGATCCTCGCTGTCTGCGTCATCAAACAAACTGTACATCTTCTTGAAACCGCTCTTGCCATTGATGTCTGATTGTCTGGTGTCACCGATGATCATCATCTTGCTGCTCTCCCCGAACCGTGTCATGATGGTGGTGAGCTCGCTGAACGTGAGATTTTGAGCTTCATCCACAATCACCACCGAGTCTTTGAAAGTCAAACCACGCACGTAATTGACCGGCAGCGCGCGCACGATCTCTCGTTGAAACAGACTGTCGCTCACCCCTGGTTCCAACAACTCGTCCAGTTTCTCTTTCAACGGTATGATCCACGGATGAAATTTGTCCTCCACCTCTCCTGGCAAAGCTCCCATCTGACGACTGGCGCTCTCGATGATGCTGCGTATGTACACCATCTCCTCCACCATGCGCCGGCGTAGCATGTGCAAACCGGCGTACGCGGCGCAGAAAGTTTTGGCGCTTCCAGCGGGTCCATCCACAAACACCATGTTGGTGTCTCGTTGGAACATCAATTCCACGAAACTGTTGTGTGTGTCGTTGAGCTGAAAACTTGACGTTACTTTGAAATCTAGATCGATGCTGCGTCGTTGAACGCGCTCGAAGTCGATGTTAGGGGTTACCTTGGGCTTCTTAGACATTCACAATTATTTAATCTAGATCATCAGAAACTCACGTGCGCGGCGGCTTAAAATTTTTTCTCACTCGGCGGCCCAAGTTGTGTTCAGTGTCGCGGAAAGTACCGGGCACGATCACGAGATCTAGCAGGATCACCAAGTGATCCAAAGTCGAACTGCACCATCCGTTTGCATCGACTCGATTGCCGTATGGTCTCGATGG